CAAGAAGTCGAGAAATGAAAAATACAAAAACCAGAAATCAGTAGAGGCGTGTTATAGAAATCTACTAAGACTTTCTTCTGGTAATCCCGATACGGCAAGACAAATTATAGACCAAGCAACGGGTAATAATTGGGCTGGTTTATTCCCATTAAAAAGAGACAACACAACACAACAGGCAGTTAGTATACCAGAATTTAAATCAGGACCCGGCAGATGATAGACTTAGGTAAAATACCCCCTCAGATGATCGAAGCAGAGATAGCAGTACTTGGGACCTGTCTTTGTTATCCTGATGTTATTCACAGCATCCAGTTAAAGCCGGAAATGTTTTATAAAGAATCGCACCAGAAAATATTTACAGCTATTCTGGAGCTTTCAAAAACTTCATGTGATATTGTTAGCCTTACTGATTACCTCAGAAGAAACAACTTACTTGAATCGGTAGGAGGTCCGTTGTATATAACCAAACTAACAGAATCAGTTGTTTCCTCCGGCTACATTAACAATCATGTTTTGATAATCAAAGAGAAATATCTGTTAAGGGAATACATCAGGACCGGGTATGAAATAATTAACATGGCCTTTGAAGAGTCGCTGGAAGAGGTAATAGAGTTTACAGAATCACAAATACTCAATATTTCAAACTTCACTCAGAATAAAGATCCCAAAAAGATTGACAGGTGTATAGATGAATTACTGACTGAAGTTGAAAAGATATTCAAAAAAGAGAAGTCACTTGTCGGGGTTCCTTCCGGGTTCACTTCTATTGACAGGATCACCGGAGGCTGGCAACCAGGTAATTTAATTATCATAGCTGGCCGTCCTTCAATGGGTAAAACTGCAATGGCACTAACACTTGCCCTTAACCCGGCAAAACTCAATTATCCTATTTGCCTCTTTTCTCTCGAAATGTCAGAGAGCGAAATATCAGCAAGGTTGTTATCGGGCGCAAGCGGTTATTCCAATGTTGAAATAAGAAACGCCGATCTGGATTTTGATAAACTGGTTTACTCAAGTGATCAGGTAGCTAATCTGCCTATTTACATTGATGACACCCCGGCACTGACAATATTTGAACTCCGCTCAAAGATTAAGAAAATGATAATCAGGTACGGGGTTAAGATGGTAATAGTTGACTACCTGCAGCTCATGAAACAGGATGCCGGAAACAGGGAACAGGAGGTTAGTAAAATATCACAGGGGCTAAAGGCTATCGCAAAGGAATATTCAATTCCGATAATAGCACTGAGTCAGTTAAACAGGGGAGTCGAAGAAAGAGCAGATAAACGCCCCAGGCTTTCAGATCTCCGGGAGTCGGGAGCCATTGAACAGGATGCAGATATAGTTTGCTTCATATATCGCCCTTATTACTACAATATTTTAAGCATTAAGATTGATGAAAATCCCATTGAAACAAAGGGATTGTTGATAATTGATTGCGCCAAAGACAGAAACGGGGCCTTGTTTTCAAAGTGCTTATATCATAATGAAAGTTTGACAATTATAACCGAAGGAAATGCACCTTATTAATCATCATGAGTGGGAAAAACTGCCCGGATTCAGGGAGTTTCGTTGCAAGTGGTGCGGACTTCGCAGGCATTGGGATAATGCTACTCAGAAGATGGTTTATTCAGATGTTTATAGAACCTGGTATTACGATACTCCGAAATGTCACTTACCAAATACAAAATATCATGAACAAGAAACAAACTGAACAGGAGATAGTCGATGACTATAATGGTAATCCTATTGGAATGATTGTCGTTATTGCCTTCGGTGTGCTGGCGATGGTAATTGCTTTTACCTGCGGGGCAATGTATGTAATAAACTGGATCGTCGGGTTAATCGCAAAACAATAATGAAATGAATACTCTTGATGTTGAAATTGCCATTATAAAAGGATTTAACCCACGGCAAAATCTGATAGTTCCGAATGTGTGTTGGGGAATAACCGATAATCATTATCGACCACTTCATGAATGCGACATTTTGATTTTGAGTAATACCGGATATGCTACCGAAATTGAAATTAAAGTCAGTAAATCGGATTTATTAAAGGATGCAAGTAAAAGACATGGACATTGTCATAACCTGATCAAGAGATTTTATTTTGCTGTACCCGAAAAGTTAAAGGATATTGCTTTATCAGTAATTCCAGAAAATGCGGGATTGCTTGTTGTCGGCGTGAAAGAAGGCACAAATTATAAGTGGTATGAGGAAGGCGGTCACGATTCATATAAAGTGACATGGCACGCCGTTACAATGGCAAAGGAATGTAAAAACAACGCCAATGCCCTGAAGTGGGATGATAAACAACGCTATCAACTTGCAAGACTTGGAGCCCTGAGAATATTGGCACTGAAACAGAAAATACAGAAAAACAAGATTAAACAAGCATAAGCAATGAAGTTATTTTTAACCATACTGCTTTTATCAATCTCTCTGCGGGGTTACTGCCCTGAAGCTGACAACATACCCTTTAAGCCAGTGAGTTTTGAAATTATGGACGTGGATAATGGTTTTAAAGCGGTAATAACGGCAAACGGGATATATCTATACAAAGAGTTACCGAGGGGGATATTGGTATCTGAGAGAAAGGTAAGGGGCAAATACGAGATAAAACTAAGATATTTTGAATCAATGTTTATAAAATAAAGTTATGAAAAGCAAAGAGCAGCGCAAAATCGAGTTATTGGAAGAACTGGTAGATATTTATAATTCTAAAGATTCTATTGTTCCTGAACGATTCAATCAATTAAAAGACAAGATTGAATCCGAACTTGCCGAGTTATCGAAAGAGGTTGAGCCAGTTGTGAAGTCTGCGGAAGAGATACTTGATAAACATTCTGTTCATTATGGTAGTTGTGAAGGTAATCCGAGAACTTTAATATATGTAAGTGAGGCACTTGAAGCTATGGAAGAATACGCTGCCATAGTTGAAAAAAGAAGTTGTGAGATTTGCGCTATGTTTTGGAATAAGAATGCTTCAACGCAACATCCGACAAGGGAGAGGATAATTGAAGTGTTGAATAAATATTCAACTACAAATATAGGATGGATTGAAGAAGCTCATGGAGAAAGAACTTTATTAATTGACCCTATGGATTATCATAAGATTGCCGATGAATTAACTAAATCAGAATAAAGACATGTTACTAATGTGTCCAAATTGTCAGGCTATTTGGTCTATGGAAGAAATAGACGAGGAATACTGCGGAGCAGGTGGCTATCCTAATTGTGATGAAGATGAAGTGGATGATACGATGCTTGGATTAAATGGAGAAGAAACATGGTTGCCATAATGATTTAACTAACTAAATGATAAGCAAATGAAAGACAAAATTATAATTTGGTTTAGGGCTAATTTTCAGGACCATCCTTACTGGAGGGTAATCTACAAGGATGGTAAACGAACTCATTTACTATATTGGCGTGAGGCTAATGGTTTAAAAGAAACCTTCAATGGTAAATTAATAATTGATTATACAATTACATTATGAAAGACGAAGAATTGTATTACAAACGGGTTTACATCCGCACAGAAGAGGACTTGCCGAAAGAAGGTAAATACTTAGTTAAGTTGAAAGATTCAGACCGAGACCCTTATTACTGGGAATTTGAAGAAGGTTCTCCTGCTAATAAAGCATATTGGTTAAAAAGAATTAACTGGTATCTCCAACTTATCAAAGAATCTTCGCTGAGAGAGGATTTGCATAAAGCATGGTTAGCAGGGATTGAATACGAAGTAGATTGGAAATATGATTCTATTACAGGAAAATTAACGGGGGGAGACAAGCCTAACTTTGATAAATGGATTGACGAGTATCTAAAAGACAGACCAGCACCCGATGAAGTGACGGATGAGGAGATAGAGAAAGAATCAGAAAAGGTTATTATTAATTACCTAACTCACAATAATCCTGAGGGTGATTATAAAGAATCAACTATCGGCGCAGATGATAAGCGAATATGGTGGGTAATTGGTGCAAAGGCAATGAGGGACGGACTTATTAAGAAAGGAGACAAATAAAATGAAACCGAATACTCCCGAAGAATTAAAAGCACTGGCGAAGATCAGCAAACGCATGAAAGCACGAGTTGAAAAGAAAAGATTCAAAAAGAGATTCATTGCTTTCAAGGATTACAATGACCAGGATGAAACAGACTTGTCGTTCATGTCGCATATAAACGGATAAGATGAAAGAGCAAACAGCGGAGGTAGTAAAAGCGGCAAAACGTAGGGAGGACTTCAGTTATATTTCCGAGGTAATCCAGCGGAGTCATATACGACCATCGACCTACGTTCATGAAATAGGTTTGCCATACGATGTTTATGAGGCAATGTCAAACATGGGATGGATAAACCATGAATCTTATTTTAGGACAAAGCAGGCGTTCTTTGAGTTTAAAAGTACCGAGGTTGTTGTCAGCTTCATGCACCTGTATAGTTGTGAGGACTTTCATCATCTGATCGACAGGTTTATTATTCACAGTCTGACGGGCAGTTATCCTGTTCGCAGAAGCGGGATCAGCAAGATGAATTTTGATGTTAAGAAGGAATATGTTGTATTTAAAAAGTAACCATGCTCCAAAGAATAAGATTCATAAACAAAGAGGGATTACCCAACGACATGGTATTAAAGATTGTTAAGAGGCAGAGCAAAAACATCATTGTCCGCAACCCTGAAGATGATTCGTTGATGACCATCCCCAGGGGAGCAGTTCAGGAAATCTCAGAAGCGAAGAAAGAAGAAGAAATCGACAATAACTAACTTTTATTACTAACCAGTTACTGAGTGCCTATGAGAAAAAACAACTATTGATCTAAAGCGGAAAGCCCTCCTGACCGGGGGCTTTTATTGTTAATAACCCTGTTAATAAAGTTATTTTGAGTATATCAGGGTAATATAGTAACTTTGCTTTATGGAATCGGCAATCATATATCTTGGAATTGTCTGCTTAATCCTGGCAGTAGTCGCATTCTGGCCTGATAAAAGATAAAACAAGTAACTTGATGGTACGCAAGAGTAAAGAAGATATTGAAATATTGTTCGATCAAATCATTAAGGAAATTGCTGTTAATGGCAAATCTCTATTAAAAGCAATAGCTGGTAAAATGTCTGCTCAAAAGTTCTATGAATTACTGAAGGATGACGAAAAGGTGAAAAAATACGCGCGCGCGTGCGATGACAGAGCGGATTTAATAGCAGAGGAAATTCTTACGATAGCAGACGAGGGAAGTAAAAAAGATAATGCAGAAGTTCAGCGTGACAGGTTGAGAATTGATTCCCGTAAATGGTTATTATCAAAACTGCATCCTAAGAAATACGGGGATAAGGTTGACATAACATCAGGCGATAAGCCATTTGAAACCCCGACAATAATCATTAAGAGATTTAATAAAGATGAATGATCAAATATTCATAGACGCAATTAGTGTAATTATTGAGAGCGCAAAAGCCAAACTATCTAATAATGATTTTGACGCATTTCTTGGGCGTATAACATTATTGCTTGAAAACGTTGAAAACTTCACCAATGAGCATAAATACGGATTTCATTCAAGCGAGTTAAAGGAAAACCAAAACTAATGGGCAGTGTTGCCATATCAGAAATATTTGATCCTCTATTATATCTATTTGATGATAAATATCATCCCGAAGTTGATACCGTAATAATCACAGGCGGGAGATACTCATTAAAATCTTACACTGTATCTGTATTTGCTTTGACAGGATTGGTAAATTATAGTTGGAATGTGCTTTATACCCGTTTTACAAATATGTCAATTATAGACAGTGTAAAGCCTGAATTAGTCGATAAAATTGAGTTATTAGGATTACAGGGAAAAGTAATCGACACCACATCGCATGTCGAATACCGGGGCAATAGAATATCGTTTAAAGGCATCAAGACAGGTAGTAAAGGCCAAACCGCAAACCTCAAATCACTCTCCGGCTTTAATTTGTTCATCAATGACGAAGCGGAAGAGCTTCCCGACTACAAGACATTCAAGAAAATATTCTATTCTATCAGGTCCGCAGACAAACGCAATCTGACGATTCTGATACTGAACCCCACGACTAAGGAACACTGGATCTTCAAGGAGTTCTTTGAGAAGAAAGGACTCCAGGGAGGCGACAACTGCATTAAAGATAATGTCATGTATATTCATTCCTCATACCTGGATGCAGACCAAAACAGGATCCCGAAGAACATACTTGCTGACTACAAGCGGATGCAGGTCGATGATCCGAAAGAGTATGATAATATTGTTCTCGGTGGTTGGGTTACGGAGTTGGAGGGACAGGTATTCCCTGAAAAGAGCCTGAAGAGATACAGGGAGTTTCCTGAGAACATGGAATATTTTACTATCGGTTATATTGATACTGCCGATACAGGGGAAGATAACTTTGCTATGCCTATTGCAAGGGTTTACCAGAACAGGGTTTATGTATTCGATGCGATATTCGATCAAAATAACCTGACGATTCAGGAGGGACAGGTACAAAACAAAGTAAAGACCTGCCATATAAACGAACTGGCAATAGAGACAAATAGCTTCGGGGCATATTTTAGCAGGAGATTGAGAGAATTACTTCCGCAGGTCGAGATATTCGGATTGTTCTCTAAGGCTAATAAGATGGGCAGGATACTTGCCAATTCAGGACTGATAAAACATTTCTTTTACTTTCCTGAAAATCCAAATGAAGATTTAAAGAAATTCATAGTGCAGTTAACGAGTCTGTTATGTACGTCAGTCGAGAATGACGATGCCCCTGATTCATTGTCTGGCATGTGTGCCTATCTGGAGAAGTACAAATCATTGTTTAAAGAAGATAACTAAAACCCAAATAAATGAAACCTACCCTAAGATTAAAGTTTCTGCTCTGGTTGCAAGAGAAAGTGTCAAAAGTACCGGAAGGCAAAAAGATCCCGCTGTGGATCAGGTCTGTAATTTTCTTTATCAGGCTGAGCAAAAGAATCAGCAGGTTCTTTGTGCGGATAAGCCATACATCAAATAAGTTCCTGCAATTCTTCGTAAATCTTTATTTTGTTTTCCTCACTCAAAGGTCAGAAGCACGGGTTTTTAAGGGAGCCTGGTATAGATATTTTGCTGTTAAGTATGCAGATAAGCGGTCACGAATCAGCCGGGTAAATAAACTATGTGGAGGTAAAAGGCATTATGTAATTGATTTCGATGATCAGTCGCTACTTGTTATTAACCGCAATGAGGTTAACAGGCTCAAGACAAGGCATAAGATTTCAAAGAGTTATAATGTTCTGGACGTTTTCACAAACGCTTATTACATTACGAAATGATTTACACGCCCACTGAATATAGCAAGTTATTTAAATTTGGAAACAAAATTGTTTCTGCAATGACTATTAAGCGGAGATGTAAATCAGGACGACTTCCGATGGGGCATAGGTCAAGAAAGTTACCCGGCAGAAGGGGAGTATATGTTATTGAGGTTCCTGAAAAAGTTTAATTCATGCACAAAATAAATATATCACCCTGATATATTTCATCTTTTCAGCATAACTTCGCAGGAAAGATTTATTTAATGGATTGGAATAACTTCTTTCCTTTATCCCTGTTTTCAAAGCGATCTGGAATCACTCGCAACTCCATCAACTCATTCAACTACCAGTATCTTATCGACAAACCCGCTTGGCTTGCCCTGTCTAATGCTCATCAATACCGGCAGGCAGTAGCGGACAACCCCGTTTTATACGGCTGTATTGACATACTGGCTTCAGCAGCAGCCAACGGCAAGAAATACCTTATCGACCTGGACGGCAAAGAGATTGAATGGAGCGATAAAAGACCCGCAGTGCAGAATGCTTACAGACTTTTTGTTCTACGTCCCAATCCCTTGCAAAGTGCCAAAGAGTTCAATTATGAACGTGAGTACATGAAGAAAACCTTTGGTAATAACTATGTATATCTCAATAACCCGCTAAATAATTACGAAACCGACATCCTCACTGTAAGAACACTGATGAACCTGCCCTCTGAATACGTGGAGGTAAAGCAAACGGGCAAATTATATGACCAGATTGATATAAAAGGGATCATCGAAAAATACTGCCTGACCAACTATAACCCCGTTAAAGAGTTCGATTCATCGAGGATCATTCATTTTAACGACATCAACACCTCTGATATTGGCAACTCCATCATCGGTTCCTCCCGCATTGAAAACCTCAAATATCCGATTACCAATACACAACTCGCATTTGAGGCAATGAACGTGCTTTTGAAGTACCGGGGAATGCAGGGTATAATGAAAACCAACAGCAAAGATGCAACAGGAACACAGATAATGCTATCGGGTCCGCTCAAAGATGATGTTGAAAAGACTTTTAGAACGAAATACGGGATCAGGGAAGATCAGCAGCAGATATTATTCACATACGCTGATGTGGAGTTTCAAAAGACCGTGATGAGTCCTGACGAGCTGGGTATCTATAAGGAGTTCTCAAATAATGCGATGATAATCTCCAATGGACTGAAGATCCCCCCGGAGCTTTACAAGACTTACATGGAGGGAGCAACATACGAGAACCAGATTCAGGCAGTCAGGCGACTATATCAGGATACAGTCATCCCCGATGTTGAAAATGACGATCAGTACTGGACTGAGAGGCTCAAGATGCGTGATTATGGCTTCGAGTTAAAGACTGATTACTCGCATATAGAAGCACTTCAGGAGGCTCGCAAAGAGAAGGCAACAGCACTGAGCATGAATGCCCGGACAGCCGAAACAGCCTATAACAACAACATCATAACATGGAACGAATATCTCGAATTACTGGATATAGAGCCTGTTGTTGGAGGTGATGTTTACAAGTACGAAAGGAACCTTCCGGGATCAAGCACGGCTCCTGTTGATACAAACTTAAATCCTGTAGCATGAAAAAGAAACTTACACCCGAAGAGATAAAGAAGATTAAGGAAGAGAGACAGAAAAAGATGGATGGTAAAAAATTGATTAAAAAATAAGGCGATGATACATTATGGTAATATGGAGTTTGCAACCAAAAAGGAGTTATTCAAATTCCTTGCAGACAACAAAGATAAGTTGATTGCTCAGAAAAAGGCAGTTAAGAAAGAGGTTGATATGCCTGTTATCATCAATCCTACCATAGTATTTGATGCCAAACACAAGGCACTTAAAGAAGATCAACCCATTGATATAACGTCTCTCAAATCGCTGAAAGTCGTTTGTATCATCAACACAACAAACTTTCTCGATGCACATCAGGACCTGCATCTTCCCGGGCTGTGGAATAAATCGCTTCAGGACAATAAAAACGTCATGCACCTTCAGGAACACGACATGGAGTTCGACAAGATAATTGCTGACGGAGAACAACTCAAGGCATATACGAAGCGGTTTAAATGGTCGGAACTTGGTTATGATTTCAAAGGAGAGACAGAAGCACTGGTCTTTGAATCGGAAATACTGAAGTCCCGAAATCCCTTTATGCTTAATCAGTATGCTAACAAATGGGTTAAGAACCACTCGGTCGGGATGTATTATGTCAAAATGGACATGGCTATCAATGATGAAGATATGCCAAATTACTTTGAGGCATGGCAGAAGTATTATTCTCAGATCGTCAACCCGGAGATGGCAGACGAGAGAGGTTATTTCTGGTACGTTCTTGAAGCAAAATGTATTGAGGGGTCCGCTGTTCCGAGAGGAAGCAACTCAGCAACCCCGACACTTGAACCAAAAAATCAGCCGCTCAATGGCACTGATAATAATTTAGAGCCGGGTAGTCCCACTCTGAAGCAAATCGATTACAATTTTCTAATTAAAAACTTAAAAAACAAATAAAATGGAAGAAAGAGAACTTTTGTTAAAAGAGATCAAGGGGCTTATCGCTGACTCTCAGAAAGAGAATGTCAACAAGGCTGACCTTGAAAAAACGATCAAAGAACTGAACGAGCGTATCGCAAAACTGGATAACGCTGACATCAAAGCACTCAAAGAGAGTGTTGATAAAGTGATCCAGGCAACCGCTGATAATGCCGCTGCTATCAAAGCACTGGCAGAAGTACCGGCAAAGAAAGACCAGAAACCAATGACCTTCAAAGAGGCACTTGTTGCAGCCGTTCAGGAAGCAGCAAAGAATGTCCCGTCGCTGCTCGTTGAGAAAAATGATGATCTCGGCAAAAGACAGTCATTGAAAGATTACTTTGCCATACTCGGCAATAAGAACACCCCGGAGATGGTCATTAAAACCGACATGACCGAGGCAAACATCGTTCAGAGTAACGTTGCAACAGTTCGTCTTACTGAACTGGACCCGAACAGGGTAACAACTCCCCTGACAATCTACTCCCATGTTCTTGACTGGATGCCGGTAAAAGGGATTACCAAGAAATACATGAGCCTTCTTGTTGTCTATTCCTATTCTGATGGAGCAGGAACCAAGACTCAGGGTTCAACAGCAACAATATCGAGCTTCTTGCTCAAGACTGTTGAGTTTGTAAGTGCAACCATCGGAACCAAATTCAGGGTTACTGATGAGTCTCTCGATGATCTTCCTGAAGTGATGGAAGAAATTGCACTTGTCGGCCCTTCAAAAATAAAAGACAATGTTGACTATCAGATCCTCGGCTCAGCCGGTGATGATACAGCAACAATAAAAGGTCTTTTCGCTGCATCCAAACATACCGATTTCACAGGTTCAACAACCTATGCAGCTACTATTGTAGCGGCCAACGAGATCGATGTTATCGCAACTATGAAACTTCAGGCAGCAGCAAGTAACTATAAACTTACTGACGTGATTATGTCACCTACCGATGTTCATATTATAGCAGCTCAGAAAGACCAGCTCGACAACTCAAGGATTGACAGAAGGGTTGCTTTTGATGCTCTCGGTAATCCTGTTGCTGTATGCGGATTGATGATCAGGGAAAACGCTAAGATGAGTGCTAATACAGTTGTCGGAGTTGACAGGGCCATGCTTCAGATAGGAGACCGCAAGCAGATGACTCTTGAAGTCGGCTATGACGGAAACGACTTTACCGAAGGATTTAAAACAGTCCGTATCAATGTCCGTCTTGCCTTTGGCGTAAGAGATCCACTTGCAGTTATATATTGTGATGACCTCTCAACTGCTGTTACTAACATAACAAAAGCATAATCTTAAAGTAACGGGATTATGAAAAAGTTACTTATATTCTTCATGTTAGTCGCACTCAGTGTGGTTAGCATGGCTCAGAATAAAACGGGATCAATTCGGGAAGGACTGACAATGCTCTCAAAGCCGTTTGTTTTTACTGCCGCTGACTCTATTGCAGGACGTGGTGGTTATTTTGTCAAAACAAGCGAGACATACTATGTTGTGATTACGAATCCGCAGAAGTACTTGCAGACACAGAGTATCACAACTACTCTCGCAACGGAATCAGGATCGCCCTCTGTTACTATTACCCTCTACGGGAAAGTCAATTCAGGTGATTCTTATACATCAATCGGAACTCCTGTTACATGGACATCAACGAGCAACAACCCTGCGACAATATCCAATACAACGGCTGCAAACTATAATTATCTGAAGGTTGCTTACGTATGTAGCGGGGCGACACAATGCGTGTCAATAACTTCTCTTGAGGTCAAGACTGCAAATGTCTTTCCCTATGGCTCAACCCTGATTACAGGAACAGCGGGAGCAACGATCACAGGAGCTGCCATCAACCTGAATGCGGGGTCTAACTATGCCGTAAACATCGGGACCAGTACGACTACCGGAACAGTAACAGTGGGAGGAACGGGAACGCAGTCAATAGCAGTTGGCAACGGGGCAGGAGCTAAAACAGTGGCTCTCGGTAGTTCCAATTCGACCAGTACTACTACTATTTTGTCGGGTAGTAATGGTGTGAATATAAACGCAAGCAACAACCAACCTACTAATGTCAACACAGGTTCTTCAACAGGACTTGTGACCATCGGGGGAGGAAGCGGAACCGCTGCCATCAATACGAGTGTTTGGGGTGTTACTGCTGCGGGTGTGGCTTCCGGGTTAACCGGGATAACATCTTCAGGGAAAGCCTTTCTCGGTAATGTAATCAGGGTGCATTCGCCAGTTGCAATGAACTCGACAGGGAATATCTCGGCTGCTAATATGCTCGCAGGGGTCATTACCTCAACATCAGCAGCGGCAACTACTCTGACGACACCAACGGCAACGGCTATCGCTGCTCAGATTCCGGGATGCGCCCAGGGGACGGCCTTCGATCTGATAATTGACAACTCTGCAGGAGCCAGTACTGTTACACTTGCTCTTGATGCGAGTATTACTGTTGTCAACCCTGCTATTATCACAGGAGGTGCAACGCTGACACTTGCGACACTGACGACAGGCAAGTTCAGTTTTTACTTTACCTCTGGCACAACAGCCAAAGTTTATAGAGTGTATTAAAATGCAAGCAGTTACTAAAACTGGAAAAATACTTCATGGGAAGATAGCGGAGATCCTTATCAAAAAGGGTTCCGCTACCCCCTATGAGGGTACTGAAGTAAGAGTGAAGAAAGTAGCTCCGAAAAAGGGTAAAAAAACGACTCCGAAA